GTACTAATCGAGCCGGGCTATATAATCAATGACTACCTCACAGTTTACACGTTCACGCCTTTGAGGCAACGTGACAAGATAAGACGGAAAGGCGTAGACTACGAGGTTTTGGGCGTTCAAGCCTTCGACTGGAAGGGCGAAACAGCCTATTTCAAGGCTAATTGTAGGAGGCTTATTGGACAATGAGCGAAGTAGAGAATCCTGTTGACACTGTTGTTAGGCTTCTAAGCAAAAACATGCGAGTTGTCAAAGAAGACGGCTCGCTCTCCTCAATACTCGTAAGCCGAGAATGGTATGACCGTGAACTATTCAAAAACTACGACGGACAAATCACCGTAGGGCTTGCGGAAAGCCGCGACACAAAAATTGAGATGAGCGGTAGAGTTCGCAGACGTTTGGACACTTTAAGGGTTAATGTTTGGAGCCAAGACATGCTCACTCGCCAAAAAATGGTTGAAGAGGTTAACCGCATTGTAAGGCAGAATCGGAACAAGCCTAATGAAACGCTTTACTATTTTGCTGGTGTTGGGCGTCCTACAGGAACGCATAAAGCTTATTGTGCTGGCTCTGCAAACGAACTTGCTCCTGGGCATTCTAATTGGGTTGAATTGACGGATTTGGATTATCAGAAAATTTGGTATAGCGATGATAACCGCTACAGCAAAAGCCACAACGTTAACGGCGAATTTGCGCTTATGCTTTTCCGCTTTAAGGTTGAAAGCAGAGAGAAAGCTGTCAAGAAGATTGTTTTAGCGTTTGAGGGTTATGGAACGGCGCCAAGCGGCAACGGCGTTACCATAAAGGCTTGGAATCACGTGGCTCAGGCGTGGCAGCAAGCCCAAACGGGGACAAGCGGCGCAGATGAAACCATAACCATAACATTAACCGCAAATTTAACAGACTATATAGACGATGATGGCTATGTTTGGCTTCTGGCAAGAACAACAAATCCAAGCGATGGCTCTACATCAGCCATTTTATACAGCGACTTTTGCAGTTGCACAGTTACGGTTAATGGCATAGCCTACTTGGATGTCGTTTCATATAGGGATGCTGACCGTGTGGATGTTAAGCCTTTCATTTACTGCACAGAATTTCAGCTAAAATCATGGTTCTTCGAGGATGTTGGAAGCGTGTTTTAAGAGGTGAAAACGGATAATGCCTGAAACATATGGAGCACATGAATGCCGCGTGTATTATGTGCAGGAATCCACCTATGGACAGACGCCAGCTAACCCTTCAATGCTTGGTGTTAATGCTGAAAGTGTGGATGCTGGATTAGACCCAAGTTTGATTAAAGTGCGTGGTGTTGGTAGCAGAGACCCTGCAGCCTTAAAGAAGGGTTTGCGAAAGCCAACATTAAAAATTAGTCATATACTGCCGAGCGATGCGCCTATCGGCTTTATTCAGCATGTGCAAACTTTGAATAGTCTAAGCGTTCAAGCGCTTTATTATAAAGGGTTGTTTGTTTCAGCTACAGATATTATAAGCCTTCTTTACAAGGGCTGCCGAATCGACAAGCTAACTGTGGAGTGCGGCATTGAAGACTTTGTTAAGGCAACTGTTGAGTTGATTGGGCAAGATGTGGAAGTTGGGACAAGCAAAATCGCAGGCGCCACGTATGCAGATTATGCAGGAGCAGTTCCTTATGACCAGAGCTTTGTTCAGCGGGGAACAGCAGACGGCTCAAACCTGGTGGCTATTGAACGCATAACAGATTGGAAGTTCACAATAGAAAACAACCTCAAACCTGTGCCAGTAATCCGCTCATCCAGCGGACACCTACTGAAGTATTTGCCAGCTCGCCACCGCAATCTTTCTGGAGAACTAACCTTTGAATTTGAGGATAAAGCAGAGTTTGAGGACATCATAAACGATGCAGAGTTTAGCCTAAAATTCGGCTTAGGCGGTTCTAACAGTACCTTGTTCAAATACTGCAAGTGGGAGGATGCCAGCACGCCAACAAAGATTGAGGATATTGTCAGCCTAAAAGCGAAGTTTGTAGCGAGAGACATGATAATAAGCTGAGGTGGTCAAGGTGACTGTTGAAGTTAACGTTTTGGAAAATTTTGGGCGGGAAGCTGAACTGCGTAAAAAATGGATGCGTATGTGGGAGAGGCTTGGCGTTCGCATTTTAAAGATGCCTAAGTGGATGCAGGAAATCGTGCTTGAAGACATCAACACAGCCGTTAGAAACAGAATTGCCATCATGGAGATGATTCAAAATGCGAAAAGAAACCGTTGAAATAGACGAACGTTTTGGTAAAGAATACGCAGGCAGATACGCTTTCCAAGAGATTACGTGGGCTAAGCGTAGCAGAATAATTCAAAAATATACACGCTACAGCCAGCAAACCGGACAAGTCATAGCAAGCGATTACGTGGCTATTCAAGCAGAAACCATAATGGCTTCGCTTAAAGAGCAGCCATCACATAAACCATTAACTTTGGAGAAGCTTTTGAGCGAAGACCCAGAGAAGGGCATACCAATAGAGCTTGGCGAACTCTTCAGTCAAATAGTCAACAAGCTTAACGCTGTAAGCCTTGAAGAAAACGCTTTTTTATCAGAGCCATCCGAAAACAAAAGCCACACCCAGCAATCACAGAATATCGCTTATGCAAAGAATTTGGAAAACTGCCAAGCGAAATCAGAAAGGAATCAGCCAAAGACATCGAACAATTCATCGTGATTTTAAATGAGCTGGACAGACAGGCGGAAGAGGAAAGGCAAAAGGCGGAGCGTGAAGCCAAATGGCGGTTGAAATAACATGTGATGTTGAAGGCGTAGAGGAGTTTAAGGCTGCTATGCAACAGTTTGACTCAGCTATGCAAAGGTATGTTCACCGGCAACTGGCAAGTTGGGCTGCAGATGTTAAAGCCTTAGCTAAACAGCTTGTTCCAGTTAAAACGGGACACTTGCGCAGCAGCATTTACGCGAAAATCCAGGAGTGGGTTGCCGAAATAGGCGCAGAAGCCACCTACGCCCTGTTCGTGGAGTTTGGCACCCGTTACATGCAAGCCCAGCCATACCTTTACCCAGCAATTCAAGAGCATTTACCAAGGCTTGAACAGATCATCTGCGAGGCTATTGACCAAGCCAAAACGGAGGCTGGTTTACAATGAGCTTCAGAGAAATAGCCGTCACCATCCGTGCCGTCAACCGTGCAAGCCACGAGTTCGCCCGCATCCAAACTGATGCTGAAGCTTTGAGTGTGCGGATTAAAAGCCTTGGCTCGGCTATTGCTGGTTTAGGAGCTACTGGAACAGCTATTGGGCATATAGCCCATCAGTTTGGCTTGTTGAACGATGAGCAGGCTCGGGTTTTCAACAGTGCCATGCTGGTTGTCATTGTTTTGGGAATGTTTATGCGGACAAGCTGGGGCGTAGCCGTCGCCCAGAAAGTTTACGCTGTAGCCTGCGGAGTTGCAACCGCTGCTCAGAACGCGCTTAACATTTCTTATGCCACTTGGCTTGCTCTAACAGGCGTTGGAATAGGAGTTATAATCGGTGCAGCTGCTGCCATGTGGTATTTCGCCAGCCAAATGAACGCTGCAACAGAATCCGTCAAAGAGTATAACGCTGCAGTTTCCGAAATGCCAACACGAGCCCGTACCATAGTTAGAGCTGGAGAGGAGGAAATGTATCGCAGAGGTGTTGAACCGTGAGTGTTGAAGTTCCAAAGATGGCTATAGCCTTTGGGCAATATGGGATTCCGCAAGAGGACATTATAGAGTGTAGAGTTCATTTAGGCTGTACAAAAGAAGTTAGCAGCTTCGATTTACTTTTGCAAAACTGGAATGGGAAGTATAGTTCCAGCGGTTCTATTCTGCTTGCTGTTGGTATGGATGGAAGTATAAGCATTGGAAGAGGTTCTAATGTTCCGCAGATTATAACGTGTCGTATTGAAAGCATAAAGTATGAATCTACGCCTACGGAAAACTATGTTCGTGTCAGCGGACGGTGCTGGGGCGAAAGGCTTTTCCGCCGTGTTTTTACAGGCACTTTCCAAAACATGAAGGGTGAAGACATAGTCAAATACCTGCTTGATTATTATGCAGGCTTAAGCCATGTTAGAGGCGGAACGGAGCTTGTTGAAAACACTGATACAACTTATACTTGGCTGGAATATGAGAACACGCCTGTCTGGGACATACTCAAATACATTGCGGAATCATCGGACAAACAGGGCGTTATAGGCTTTGACTTCCGTGTGGCTCCGGATGGAAAATTCGAATTTTTCCCAAGGAACAGCAAGACTTCGCCAGCAAGCCTTTCAGAAAAGATTGAGGTTAGCGAATATCGAAAGGATATTCACCGCATACGAAACAAAATCTTTGTTTTAGGAGCTAACGAGAAAAAAATTCCTACAGACGCTAATGAAGATAGCTTTACGGAGTCACTGACAAACTGGGGTGCATACTATCTCAACCATGACATGATGCTCTGGAGCGACCACATAACAGAAGATGGACAAGCCAAATATAGCGACTCCTATTCGATTTATGTTTATCCAACATCCTCAGCTCCTGTGAAATCAGCAACGGGCATGTATAGGATTATAAACGCGATTAAATGTAGAGGTCCAGACGGATTTAAGCAGCTTAGGTTTTGGCTTAAATGGTATCGTGATGGAGATGGAGACCCATCCACAGTCAAAGTTTACCTCGAAACTAATGTTGATGCTTACTATTACAAGGAGATTAGACCACTAATAGGCAAGAAGGGCGAATGGAAAAAGATAGTATTAAACCTTGAAGAGTATTGGGCGCCTTACGGCTCACCAGACTGGAACAACATCAACCGCATAGGCTTCCAAATAGAATTTACTTCAGATTGCAACCCACGCCTTTGGGTAGACCATGTCGTCTTTGAAGATTGTCGATTCTCAGCAAAAGAGGAAGATACAGCAAGCCAAAGCAATTACGGTTTAAGAGAGCTGACAGAAACGGACGAAGAGCTTTACAGCGACAACGAATGCCTTTTAAGAGCTAAAGCACTGCTCACTCATTTAAAAGACCCAGTTGAATATATCACCATAAGAAGCACAGTCATAGATTATGGCAACACTCCGCTTCTACCTGGAGACAAAATCCATGTTACACTTCCAAACGAAAATGTGGATGCCGATTTTCGCATAATAAGCGCTGAATACCGCGTGGACGCAAAAACACAAACTCTCGAAATAACCTTAGAACTTGGAAAAGAAATTCCATTGCTTGCAGACTACCTTTATGGTTTACGGTCAACAACAGTAACAGTTGAAAAGCTTTCAAGAACAAAACTTGGTAAAGGCTCTATTCCGCCAATTGTGAGAGCGCCAACAGGACACGACCATAGCGGAGAAACCATAAGACCAAACGCGGTGAACTGCAACACAGTCAACGCAGCAGCAAAAATAACTGGAAACGCTTTCGGTGATTTGTTCCCAGAAACAAGCGACACAGGAGCGGTTGGAACAACAAGCAAATACTGGAACTGCATAGCGGGCAACAGCGTCTGGTATAAAGCCCTCGGACAGTTTGACACTTTAGATGACTTAGCCATAATAAAAAAGATTCGAGGAAACAGAAAAGCCGACAAAAATGGTATGTCACTGGTAGACTCAGAAAGCCTTCCAAAGCAAGTGACAGAGAACGGCTTAATCAATGCTGGAGCCTTAATGGGTTTGCTTATAGGCGCTGTGAAGCAGCTTGCTGCCAAGGTTGAAGCCTTGGAGAAGGAACTTGTGAAATGAGCAGAAAGGAAAAACTGAAGAGGCTTAGAGAGAAGCTGAAGCGGAAACAAGTGGAAGGTGTAACCCGCTGAGAAAACAAGAGTTTTTTCGCATATGCAGATACGCAAGAACATACGATAGGCAGTCTGGCAAATTCATAATAAACATAGCCTATGAAACAGCTGCTCCTGAGCCCACAAGCAGAGTGATCTCTGTTGCTGAAGGTTTCGGCTTAGGCTTAGACAAGTGGGAAAAGTTTGTTGTGTACGATAATGTTGAGTTGAAGATAGGGCTAACAGACATTGTTTATATCACAGGCGACAGCGGTTCAGGTAAAAGTGTTCTGCTGAAAGCTTTGGAGAAAGACATCAAACAAGATATGAAATTAAGCACTATTAACATTGCGGACATTCAGCCACCGCTTGGTAAACCCTTAATCGAAACAGTTGGTTCAAGCCTTGAGGAAAGTTTAGAACTTCTGAGTAAAGTAGGCTTAAACGATGCTTTCCTTTTCCTGCGCACTTATGAGCAGCTGAGCGATGGACAGAAATACCGCTACAAAATCGCTAAAATGATGGAGAGTAGGGCTCAATTTTGGATTATGGACGAGTTTGCAGCTACACTTGACCGGGACACTGCCAAAATCGTAGCTTATAATCTTCAGAAGCTTGCACGTCAACAAGGTAAGGCGGTTTTAGCAGCTACCACTCATACGGATCTTTTAGGGGATTTGAACCCTTCGGTCCACATTCACAAACGCTTTGGAAAAGAAATAACTGTTAACTATTATCCAAATAAGCCTTTAAAGGAATGTACTCTTGCTAAAGAAATGCATGTCGTGAAGGGCTCAACTGAAGATTGGCGTAGGCTTGCGGGCTTCCATTACAGAAGCCATAAAATAGCCGGGCCACGCAAAATTTTCTGTTTAAAACGCAAAGATGAATTGTGCGGAGTTATTGTTTATTGTTATCCACCCCCGACGAGTTTCGGGCGTAGACTTGTTCTGCCAAAAATGAGCATGAAAGAGCTGAACGAGAAACTGAGCATAATAAGTCGTGTTGTTGTGCACCCAAAATATCGCACCATAGGTTTAGGCGTTAAGCTTGTAAAAGAAACCTTGGCTAAAGCTGGAACACTTTACGTGGAAATGCCCGCTGTTATGGCAAAATACAATCCATTCGCAGAAAAAGCTGGAATGAGGAAAATAGCAGAGCAGCCACCTCCGAAAGAAGCCCTAGCCATTGCAGAGGTCTTGCGGAAGCTCGACTTCAACATTCAACTACTCGGGAGCGAAAAATACGTTTTAAACAAGCTGCAAACCCTAAGCCCTAAACAGATACAAGTGGTAAAAGAAGCTTTCATTAAGCATAGTCATGCACGCTTTATGAAATACTTTTTCTGCCATATGCCCTTCGGAAGAAAAGAAGCCTACGCCAAAGAAGTGATGCAAGCCAGCCTTGAGAGGCTTGCACACTTGATTAAAGTCTGCGGCTTTCTCATGCAGACGAAGGTTTACCTGTTTTGGTCCATGCATCCGTACCAGCTTAACACTGAAAGTGAAAAGTCAATTTTAAGCCCATAAAAAATTTCAAATGAAAAATCCGTAAGTCTGCATGGAAACGTGAAATTCGCCGTTCTTAGGCTTTAATTTTCACTTAGAAGCGATTCTAAGTCAAATTTAGAAAAACCGTCTAAATCTTCTTTCGAGGTGATGCAGAATGTCCAAATTTAGAAATAAAGTGTTTAAGAGTGTCCTTTTGAATAAAGACGGGTTTGAAATAACAATCCAGCAGGCTTTAGCGAAAATTCGAAGGCTTAGAAAAGCAAGGGCAAAAGACCCAGAGTTGTTCAAGTTGAATGGTGGAAGCCTCGACTTGCTTCTGCTATATCAACATGTGGAGCAACTGAAAAAGTGGAACGGACAGAAAAATGAAATCGGAATTTTAAGCGAAGCCCAAAACAAACTGCTAAACTGCAAAATCGAAAAGGTTGCGCCTGACACCTATCCCTGCGGAGTGTTAATCCGAGCTTGGAGGCAGCCTAAATGCCAAAATATTTAA